TGAGGTAATTGACGAGGTTGAGCGCTACGCTGGCCGACTCGCCCCACTCATTGTACAGCGCATGCAGGACAACCCCGGCTTGCGCACTGGCTGCGGTATCGATGGCTCCAAAGGCCAACCTACAGATCCTCAGCGGTATAACGACGCAGCACTGATCGAGAAGGAACTCGACAAAGGCCCGGAGGACTTCCAGTTACAGTACATGCTGGACACCTCATTGGTCGATGCTATGCGTCAGCAGTTGCGCCTGTCCGACCTAGTAGTGGCCAACTTCGCGCCTGATCTGCTCCCTGAGATGATCGGGTGGCAGGCAGCAGCCAAGTACGAGGTCACGCTCGGTCCCGACTTCTCAGCAGGTGCTATGTCGAAGATGTACTACGCTGTTCCGGCAGACGCGCACTTTGTCGCGCCTAAGGACGTGTTCATGTACATCGACCCGGCAGGCGGTGGTGCTGACGAGCTAGCAGCAGCCGCGAGTACTTCACTTGGGCCATTCATCCACGTGTTGGACGTCATGGGCTTGCGTGGCGGTTTGAATGAGAAGAACGAGATTGAGATTTGCGACTTCATTCGCAGAAACAAGGTGACGCGCATCAAGGTAGAATCCAACATGGGCCACGGCCTGTTTGAGATTAACCTGCGTGCCATCCTGTCTGCACAGCCTGACCTTGCACACCTAGCGTCGTGCATCGTGGGTGAGTACAGCACTGGTCAGAAGGAGAAGCGCATCATCGACTCTCTGGTATCGGCAATGCAGCGTCACCGCGTAGTGGTGCACCAGCAGGTGTTCGACTCCGACAAGAAGTACTGCTTGCAGCACGGCCTTGAGGCCCGCACAGGATTCAGTCTGTGGTATCAGCTTGCGAACATCACCACCGATAGGAATTCCCTGCCGCATGATGACCGCGTTGAGGCTATGGCTGGAGCGGTGCGGGAGTTCAAGTTCGTGCTCGACCAAGATGCACATAAAGCAGCAGCCGCCCGCAAGGAGGCCGCACTCAAAGAGTACATGCAAGACCCTATGGGGTATGGCGGTACATCAAAGACACATGACTCCGGTACACGCCGGGTAATGGATCGCCGCATTGCTCGGCGCAGATAGAGAGGAACCATGGAGAAACATTCGAGCGTAACTGCGTACCTGTCCGGCTTGGGCACTGCCCTGTTCGGTACTGTGACTTTGCAGGAGGTGGCCATCTACGTCGGCATCATGACCACTGTGGGTACGTTCTTCATCAACCTGTACTACAAGCGCCGTGAGGACAGGCGTCAAGAAGTCCGTTATGGCAAGCTCGACACGTAATCGCGTGGTGGCGGGGCTGGGGGCAGGGGTGCTGGCGTTGGCTAGCTCTCTGCTCCCCAGTACTCCGGGCCTCGACGTGATCCGTGAGCATGAAGGCTTGCGCACACAGGCGTACTACGACGCTGTTGACATTCCTACAATCTGCTACGGTAGCACCCGCCGCGTATTCATTGGTCAGAAAGCAACGCTCCAGCAATGCGAGGAGAGGCTGCTGGAGGACGCAACGTACGCTGGCAAGGGTGTAGCTAAGGCGGTGCACGTTCGCCTCACTCAGGGGCAGTACGACGCACTGGTGAGCTTTGTGTACAACCTAGGCGAGACGCAGTTCTACCGATCTACATTGTTGCGCAAGACCAACGCAGGCGACTGCTACGGCGCGGCGGCGGAGTTCGACAAGTGGGTGTACGCCGGAGGCAAGCGCCTGCGTGGGCTGGTCTCTAGGCGGGCACAGGAGCGTCTGATGTTCGAGCAGGGGTGTTACCTATGGCACTAAATAAAGTCTTGGCTGGGGCCGTTCTGGTGCTTCTGCTGGGGTGCTCCAGTGCGGTGTACTGGGGCTTGCAGCAGCGGGACCGGGCTACAGTTGCTCAGGAACAAGTTGCAGAACTTACAAGTACCGTGCAGAGCATGCAGGCGCTACAGGATGCCCGGATCGAGCAGGACTCGAAGCAGGCCACCCAGCGCGTACAGGCTGTGGCCGGTGTGCGGGCGGTACGCGCCCAGATCGATCAGGAGGCGCTGAATGCGCAAGAACCTCGGTGTACTGCTAGCCCTGCTCAGCTTGAGCGCTTGCAGCGCCTTACCAAAGCCGCAACCGCAGCGATTACCGCCAGCGAGTTGCATTGAACCGGCCCCACCGCTGCCGGACCCGAAAGCGGACCTAATGCTGTACACCGAGGAGCTAATCCTCAACCTGACGGAACTCTCCGTCTTACGCAACCAGTGCCGAGGCGCACTGCTACCTAAGGAGAAGTAAATGGCTATTTCCACCACCGCAACCACCGCTGAACTGGTGACTCTGCATGACGCCCTGCTGAAACTGCAAATCATGCTGCGTCAAGTGAAGGACGGTTCGGGTTCCCCGACCAACACCGGCCGCTTCCTGAACACCGACATCGACACCCAGATCACCGCTGTATCGGCGGCCATCACCGCCGCAACCTCGTAATGGTAGGAGGCTAGTATGCCTCTTACCTCCTTAACGCTCCAACGGGGTGCGCGTGAATACCATACGGAATTCCCGCTGGAGCTTATCACAGGTACTGGCCTTGATCCTCGCCCGCGCATGCGGGTTGATCCGGGTCAGACCTCCTTCTTTGAGGGGCGTGAGTTCCGTGCGTTCTACGAGATGCCGAGCATTGCTGCCGGTAGCTCTGTGCAGTTCCGCTTCATAGCACCTCTGGACTTCGTGTTGCAGAAGCAGCAGGTCGCTGTGCGCTCTGGTGATTTCCGGCTTGAGGTTTACAGTTCCGTGCATCCTATTACAGGCGCAAGTACACCCATTACACCAAGTGGCACATGGTCGCAGTTAAATACGATCTTGGGCAAGAACCGGATGTCTGATAGGCCGCTGTATTCTGGTGCGCCATTTGTACGGCAGTGCAACATCGAGACTGGTGGCACCTTCACAGGTGGCTCGCTGGTTGATCTGGTTTCCCTCGCCACAAACGGTATCGGGAACTCTTTGAGTACGGTTGGCCAGACTGACACGGACCAGCGTGGACTTCCTGCTACTACGTTCTATGGTAAGATCATTTCAGTGACAGGCGCAGCTAGCCCACTCACTGGAGTGTACTATTTGGAATGGGAAGAGCGTCAACCACGTAGTCCAATCATTTTCGGGTAGGATATGCCACTAATCAAATCGAAATCCAAAGCTGCGCTGAGCAAGAACATCCGGACTGAAATGCAGCACGGGAAGTCGCAGAAGCAAGCAGTTGCGATTGCGTACAGCACTCAGCGAGCCGCAGGTAGGAAGTCTCTGGGTTCTGGTGTGAAGATGTCGAAGTACTAGAAGTTCTCGGAGGATTCTCAGGAGTTCTCCGATTCTCTCAGTGTCTTGGGATCGCATACTAGGTCGCACTCAATTTCAGTGCGCTCATGCGAGAGGCCCTCCGACCTGATCGCGCCCAGCCTTCCCCCCCGTAGGCCCTCCTCGCAGGTTGCAGCGGGCCTTGTCCACCCAGAGCGGGACGTGCTGGTCTCAGTCCTCTGTATCCTGAGTCTCTGCGCTTCGCGCCCTGACTCCAGCGCTCAGCGGCTCCTGTGTCCTGTCTCAGGCTCTGGGAGGCGCTGCTGGGCTGGTGCGTGCTCTGGTGCTATCTGTCTCTTTTGCCTTCGTGTGCCCTGCTCAGCGCTCCTCAGTCACCACCATCATGCCTTGGAACCCTGCGGATTCCATCAGGTGGATTGCGAGTTCCATCACATCCTCGATGTTCTCTGCTTGGACTGCATCTATCTTGATTCCATCCAGCTCTATCAGGTAGTTCTTCATGCTCTGTGCTCCTGTGTGTGTTCATCTTCGTAGGTTCTGTTGCTCTCTGCATGTTTCACATGGTAGCTCACTCCTCCTCGCTTGTCAAGCTCGGATTCGTTCGCTCTGCGCTGCTTACCGCCTCGCCTATGGTTTCCGGGATTATACCCGGTGTGGCAAGTCTGCTCCATGGATGTCTGTTCATGCATTCCATCCTTCCATTTAGTACGATTCTATTGCAAGTTCTTTATAATCAATGACTTACATGTACATACCTTGTTAGATTCTAGTAGCTTCTATAACTACCGGGGAGATTCTATGGCTACCTGGTAGATTCTATTCATTACAACTGACATGAATAAAGTTCTTGCATTGTGCTTAGACTCTTGCTATAGTTCAGTCATCGCAGGACACAACGTGCTGCGATGTAGTAAAAGCTCTTTAAGAATCTAAGTCAAGTTGTAGTCTACTCTAGAAGCTCCGAAGGTTGGTGCCCTTAGGCGATGTGTTAACATGCCGAGCGATGAGGAACACAAGACAGGCTTGACAAAGATTCGAGAGTATGCAACAATGCAGTTGTGTTGATTCAGTTAACGACACTGAGTAACGTGTGAGATAGTAAGCCGATAGACTTAGGTCAAAGCGCTGAACTTAAACGCACGATCAGCATAGCAGGTTAGTCCTGCACTAGCAGCAGAAATTAAGCTTGACAAACGAAAGCGCAGTCTGTAAGATGCGAAACATGGTAGCAGATAGCACGGTCTACCGGATACAGGCAAACGGGCCTGAGTGGATAGCAAAGCGCACTTGTGCGTGGCGTAATGAAGCTGAACTGTAAAGCAGAGACGCAACGGCTTGCAATAGCGCGGTAGGTTGCTCGGGGTTCTTAGACTGGCTCTAATGTCCATGGTGGGGCACTCAGTCAAGGCGTGAACAGCACGCTACGGGGAAGGCAATACCGTGCACAAGGTCCGGGCGGGAATCCGGGAGGTGTTGAGTAGAGCGCGGGAGTTCAGCGCACTCAACATGACAGGCGAAAGCCTTGATGAACTGTGCTTCGGCATGACGTGATAGCGTTACTATCCACGGTTCATCAAGCCTTTCAACTGGAGAGAATCATGAGTACTCTTTCGCATTACGAGATTATTGACCGTTTCACTGGGGCTGTTGTGGCCACCGTAAAGACCCTGAAGGCTGCAAGCAAAGCAGTGGACACCCGAGACATGAAGTACGGGGCGTGCCGCTTCGGTAAGCGCGCTGTGTACGTCCCAGAGGTGCAACATGTCGCTTAATCGTAAAGATGCTCGGGCTGCTAAGCGTGCAGCCGAAGCGAAGTTCAAGAAGCTCGATGCCCTGCACAAGGCAGGTGCAACCAAAGAGGTGCGTAAAATGTCCGATAGCTGGACTAAGCGCCACAAGAATAATCCCGGCGAATTCTTTAAAGCAAAGAATGCAAAGCCTTCAATCGTAATGGAGATTTACTGATGAATCCCACAGTACAGCAGGTTGTTGACATGTCCGTCTCTATGATCGAGGCGCACGAGATTAGTCATGGGTATGATCTGGGCGCATGCCTAATCATCCGGGATGCATGGCGCACCTTGACAGGTAAGCGCATGTTTCATATGAACTGCCCTGCGAACCTTGAATTCAAGCATTATTTGGAGCGAGGCGCAGGCTTACCAGATTGGTGGGGCGATGGTGGGCGTCTTGCTACAGCAAAGGCCGACAGAATCAACGCGCTAAAGGCATGGGCCGCAGAGTATGGCGAGGTGGTGCTGTATGCGTGACCGTGCAACGTGGGGACATGTCGCCCTATCAGTAATCGGCCTGTGCCTCTGGGTAGGCATGTGTACCATCCTAATAGTGAGGTGAAGAATGGGCTACGATGAAATGGCAACAATGATCATGGCGTGCACTCTGGGCTTTGTCATGATGTGCTTCGGCGTGGCAGTACTGGCCTTCGCTTGGAAAGTTATTCTTAAGGGTAAGTACTGATGGACCTGCCGATCCGGGAACTCACACCATACGAGTTAGGTAAGCGTGCATTCGAGGAGGCCGCCGGGCCTGTTAAATGCCCTTACCCTAACTGGGAAGCTGAAGCACAACAATGGGCGAACGGGTGGTTCTTCTCCATGAATGCCCAGCAGAAGTGACACTATCAGCCATAGCGCCTACATCGGGCGCTATACCGGGCAGTGTCGCCCGTTTCCGAATGGAGCGTATCATGCAAATCATCAAAGGCAGTACCGAACTGAACAAAGCAATCGCAAGCATCGCTAACCGTGGTGCTAAACTGGACAGCGACATCCACCGGGCCGGTGTGTCTGTAATCGCACATGCTTCCGAGCACGGCGACAGCACGCTTGCTGACAAGCTGGTGCAGGCCATGCCTAAGGGTGGTCGTAAGCTCGCACTGGTAGAGTGGATGCTGGCGCATGGGCAAGTGGCCCTGCTGGCCGCAAAGGAGGCCAAGGAGACTGGCCGCACATTCAAGCTGGACCGTACCCGCGACCTGAACATCGAAGGCGCGATTGAGAAATCGTGGACTGAGTTCCGCAAAGAAGCGCCAGTGCATACCGCGTTTGACGCACAAGCTGCCGTTAAGGCATTGCTGGCTAAGATGAATGCCGCCAGCGCTAAGGGTCTGAGCATCGAGAATAAGGCAGCAGCACTGTCGGATGCTAAGGCGCTGGTTGCGCTGCTGGAGGTGCAATAATGCCAGCCACACGGGAACAGCGCCGCGCAGCGGCTAAACATGTGCGCACATTCCCATGGGAATGTGGACTCCGCTTTCCAGCCCACGGAATGTGCTTCACTATGGAGTTCGGCCACACTGTCCACTTGCCGGTGGATACCCAAGAGGCAATCGCTGAGCTTAAGGAGGCAATCAGAATTGCCTGCGGTGGTGGGTACTTGCCTACTGCAATTATGGGGTTGGGTGCGGCGCATCCGTCGCTGGTGGGCATCAGTGACGGGCAGTGCAGTACTATCCGTCGCTGGTGGCTCCGGGCGTGGGAAGAGACAGGCGTAGCCAAAACCCGCGAGCACTGGCTTGCCGAGGAGCAAGCCCGTAAGGAAGCGCGTACAGCCCGCAAGGCGGCGAAACAGGCCGAGGCTGTACTCACACCTCAAATCTAACAAACGAAGCGCTAGGAGGCGCGTATGTACGATCCAGAGGTATTGCCGGAGTTCACTCGAAAGGCGCGGGAGTTCTTCTACTTGCGCCGCCACAAGGCAAGCCAGCACAAACCCGGCCCTAAGAATGAGCAAAGCTGGTGGAACGGTTGGGAGAAGCTGGGCAGCGGCCTGTATGGCGAGGCGTGGATGCACAGGGACTATCCCGAACTTGTTATCAAGATCAGCGGGCCTAGTGGGTGGGGTTATGACTACGACAGGGGCGTGTACCAAAACGGGGGAGAGCATGACGCATGGCCGGTGTTCGCACGGCATTGCCAAGCGCACCCGCATCCGCACCTCCCAGAGATTCTGCACTTCGAGCAGGTGTCTCAGGGCATGGCGTGGGCAGTAATGCCTAAGTACGAGCAATGGCCCGACACGGACGATGAATTCCTGCAAATACAGGCTGATTTGCAGGCCGGAACATCCGAACATGCTTGGGTGTGGCCCCTGAATCAAATGTGCGCCACACTGGGGTTTAATGTAGACCTGCATGACGGGAATGTCATGGGACATCCAGACACAGGCGATTGGATTATTACTGACCCGTTTAGTGCGGGTAATTTAACTTAAGGAGAAACAACATGCTGATCAACAACAAAGGCCAACGCGTCGAACTGGAGCGCCCACGTCACAAGCATCAACAAGCGGTATATGACAAGCTGCGCGCTGAACTGCGCGAAGTGTTCGTGCTGGACCACACCGACCGCCGCAACCGTCCGATGTTCGCTCTGGGCGAGCGTGCCCGTCTGGTGTCCTGATGTTCTTCGAGGACGAGCCAGAGTGGATGCGCAAGGCGCGCACAGTCCCAGTGCGTAGTACATGGGAATCCCGACAACCTTACAAGCACACGCTGCCCAATAAGCCGCCTGTGCCAAAGCAAAATGTGTAAATGCCACGTCAAACGTACGGGAGCTTCTAAAGGGCCATTCAAGCATGCCCAAATTTACGAAGCGCTTTACATTGGCATGCGTGATGGGCGTAAACGCTACGAAGTAGCGGTAGAAGGTCGCACAGTCGTGGTGTATGCTGGTAGCTTCTTTGAGGAGGTAGGCCCGCAAGAGTGGTTCCAGCAGGAGTACCTGATTCAGCCTGAATATGACGTGCACAAAGAGAACGCCGCGAAGCTGTTTAATGTCCCGATCAACGCCGTAACCGCAGACCAACGCGCGGAGGCTAAACGTCGGGCATTCCGTACGAACTACTCAGGTGAGCCGATGTTCGGAGGTCAATCTCTGCGTGACCAAATTGCAGCGATGCAAAGTGTGCTAGCCTGTGAAGTCAAACTATCCCCTGCCGCCTTGGCAGCTATCAAATCAATCCCGGAGGAAATCATGAATCCATCAATCCCACACGCACCATACCAACAATCTCCTGCCCCGTACGGCGTGCCAAAGACTGCTGAGCAAATCGTGCAGGACGCACAACAGGCGCTGGCCGATGCGGAGGCTGCACTCGCAGCTCAAATTGAGCGTGACGCGTTCCGAGAAGAACTCGACAACCAAATTAAGAACGTCCAGCTTGTAGCACTCCTGTTGAATGACATCCGCAATGATGCTGTGGTTGGCATCAAGACCGGCCCACGCATGCAGTACGCAGAGCATCGCAAGATGCTGAACGAGTACGCCGAGGAGCATGGGTACAAGCTGGTGCTGGTTGGCGACAAGACAGAAGCCATGCTGGTGCAGGCATGAAGAAGCACAACCGCATCTTCGCCCAGCGTTGGGCACGCACCAACGGAGACCGCAGCGCCGCCCCGCAGCGCCTGTCGCATCAGATCGCAAACGACAAGCGCTTCCAGCTTGCCGCAAATAGCCTGTTGCAGCGGCTGCTCGGTCCATGGCTGGCCTGATCCTGAAGTTCCTGCGCCTCTTTCCGCACGTGCTGCGGTTGGAGGCGGAGGTCGAGGCGCTGGGTTATCGCACTGGAAACGATGCACGTACACTTCGGGACATGCGGGACCGCCTTAACGTTGCTCTGTCAGCGCAGCATATTGCTGTAAACAAACGCAATAAGGAGAGCCAGGCCAACCAAGAATTGGCGAAGGCGCTGGCCCGTGGGGTAAAGGACGTGCGGGACATCAAGGCCATGCAGGTGCGTGCGCAGTACTCCGAGTATGTCGCCGAAGGTGTACCAGCATGTAAGGTACAGGATTTTCGTGTGCGGGTTCCCGGATTCTGCTATGGCTACCGGGACGTACTTGACCCGGACGCATCCCCGGCTCTCAAGTACGCCATCGCCGCAGAGTTCGTTCAATCGTGCGTTCGTATGTTCGAGCGTGACCTACAAAAGTTTGTTGACAAGGAGTTCCCACATGAAAACTAACATCACCCGTGCCCTCGTGAACTGGGCAATCAACCTGCACCGTTCGGCAATCCGTAAGGAATGCTACGCAAAGGACCGTGCAGCCGACTTGGCTCACATCCGTGTCGGCCAGCAAATGGACGTGATCGCGGCGGAAGAAGCCCATCTCGAAGAACTGCGCCATGCCGATGCCTTAGCGGAGGCGGCAGCAAATCAGGCATGGCAGGGCGCCACTGACGAATTCAACAAGAACCCGTACCGAAACTAAGGAGCAAGCATGGAAGATAAAACCCTCAAGATCACGCACACGGTGCACGGCACGTATAAGGTAACTGCCGAGCGCATTGCGGAGATTACGCAGAACGCCCGTGACGCGCTGTCCGGCTGTGGGAATCCCGACGTGATGGACGAAGCGTTCATGGCCGCTATCGATAAGCTGCCGACCGACGCCACCGATGACATGATCCTGCACACGATCTTCGGCGAGTGCACGGCTGCTATCTTCGGCACCGTCGCCGTGGACGAGTTCCCACATCGTGATTCAGGCCTGTACATCCGCCTCGACAAGATCGAGTACGAGGTTACGCCTCCAAAGAAAGACCCGCCAGCAGGTGCGATTCCGCAGATCGTGCACGTCGGCGCTAAGCAAGTGCAGTAAACATCCAACCCACCACATAAAGGAAACAACATGTCCGAAAACCAAGTCATCGCTACCGAAACCCAAGCCACCGAACAAGCTGCCCCAGAGGTAAAGCTGTCCCGCCGCGAGAAGCTGCTGGCGAAGTACAACACCCTGTTCGCCAAGCGTGCAGACATCGACGCAGAACTGGGCGAACTGGTCGCCGAAATCAACAGCATCGACAAGCTGGCCTCCGTTGACGCTGGCTCCTTGGTGTACATCACTGTGGGCAAGGGCGAAGACGCGAAGGAAGTCGAAGCACTGGTCGTGGCAGTCAAGGTGGAAGCCGATGGCTCCAAGCAGTACAAGGTAACGTACGGCACCGGCTTCGATACCGACGTGACCGTCGTTACCGGCAAGCGCCTGCGTCTGGAACCTACTCCAGCCGAAGCGCCTGCTGAGCAAGTCGAAGAAGCGCCAGCCGCATAACGGTTGACGTATAAGGCTGTGCCACAAGCGCAGCCTTATGCATTCAACTGTAGGAGGATGTATGTTGCCAGAACATGAGTGGCTACCTCAAGCCAAACGCCTTGCTGTGGGCATGAAGGTTAGGATACACCATCGTCGTGAGGGTAGGGCTAACATGACGATTGGTAACGAGCGTGACCGCTGGTGGTGCTGGTGTCAAAGGTGTAAGGAAGGCGCTGTCGTCAACAAGGAGCATGTGCTGCTTAGTGCACCTGTCGAAGTACAAGAGCATGAGTGTCGTGTGCCAGATGATCTGCGCCCGGTGATTGGGTCGGATTACGAGCAGACCGTGGGCCGCTTCTTGGCGAGTAAGGGGATGATGTTCCCGTACCTCCCTAAGCTGTGGTTCAGTGAGCGAGCTAAGCGTTTGTGCCTACAAGACGACAGCGGCGGATGGCACGGACGAGACCTTACCGGGCGCAGTAATGCGAAGTGGTTGCACTACTCGAAGCCGCATTGGGTTGGCCATATAGGCCTATGCACCGTAATTGCTGAGGACATCTTCAGCATGTACAAGATGCGCTTTGCTTTCCGAGGGGAGTCTAAGCCGTACTGCTTCGGCACCACGCTAGGTGCGGGGTGTAGCCCAAGCGCTGCACTCGCACTCAAAAATTGCACCAGAATCGTATGGGCATACGATGGCGATTCCGCAGGGGATGCCGGGTACGCCTCCGGCAGCAAACGAATGCGGGCCTTTGGCCCTAAGCAGTACCGCGCAAGACCTCCCGAGGGCATGGACCCGAAGGACATGTCGTGCGAGGCCATCCGTGAAATGATCTTAGGAGCGCTAAAATGAAAGAGTCGGAAATCGATAAGGCGATTTACCCAATGCGGGCCACACGCATCAATCAGCACACGGTGCGGGTTCGCAACATGCGAACTCTGGAGTTCGTTGGTGACGTGTACAAGAACTACGACGACGCGTACCGTGAAGCTGAGTACCGCAACAAGATTTACTGGGGAGCGCGTACCTGATGGATCAACTCCTGCTCAGCGCATTGGCGCATAAGCAGCGGTACAACTCGCTGCGCCACGCGGTTCCGCAGGGGATGATTGCGCCGGATACGGCAGCGCTGTTGCAATGGTACGGCGCGTACTTCAATGCATTCCCTGAGCGCGACAGCGTGGACATTGACGAGTTGCAGTCGCTTGTACGGCTGCGTTCCGGCAATGCCTCACCGGAGAGTATCGCCATCACCATGCACCTTACGGAGCAGCTACGCCGACAGCCAGATGATACCGCTTTGAACGGTATCCTAGGGCAGTTGTACGAGCTTGACCTGTCGGGGCGTGCAGCGGCGTTGATTGAGAAGTTCCAGCGAGGCGACGAGATTGACCTGTCGTACGAGTTGGCCCGACTCTCTCAGCAAGCTGTGCGCAGCAAGGCGAGTGCTACCCCTGACGACTACATCCGCACAGGCATTGACGAAATCCTTGCGGAGGTGTGCGACGACAAGGGCTTGAAGTTCCGACGCATCGCTGCGCTTCGGGAGCATATCCTTGGCCTACAGCCGGGTGCCAGCATCGCCATTGCGGCCCGCCCAGATAAGGGCAAGACCTCCCTGATCGCCAGTATCCTAACGGACTTCGCTCCGCAGGTAGTGCAGGCGTATGGCAGTGGTCGCCCTATCGCGTGGCTGAACAATGAGGGTAGCGGAAAGCGCATCATCCCACGTATCTATCAGGCAGCACTCGGTATGGACCTGAACGAGATCATCAAGCTATCGAACGTAAATGAGTTGGTGCCGAAGTACACGCATGCCATTGGCGGTATCCCAGACCTGATCCGCGTAAAGGACATGCACGGCGCGAGCCTTGCGCAGATCGAGCAGGTACTGGAGACCATGAAGCCCGCCGTATGCGTGGCCGACATGCTAGGAAACTTCCGCCTCAGCGGTGCCGCCAACGGATCAAACAAGGCGGATGCAGTGGAACAACTCTGGCAGGAGTGGCGAGAGATGCTGGTGCGCCATAACTGCATTGGGCTGGCCACTGTACAGATCAGCGTGGAGGGTGGGAACATGCTGTACCCGCCGTACTCTGCGTTGAAGGATTCCAAGACGGGCATCCAAGGCGCGACTGATGTCATCGTAATGATGGGGTCGCTTGACAATCCAGATGCGCAGACCATTCGTGGTCTGTCATCCCCGAAGAATAAATTCGCAATGCCGGGTAAGCCCTCATGCTTCCAGTCCGAGGTGTACTTCGATGGTGCCAGATGCGTATTCAATGATGGGAGTTCAGTATGATCAAGGAGATTACCCGTGCAGAGTACGCAGAGGCGTATCGGCAGTTCCGCCTGTGGGACCACGAACGTGCGGCGATGGTTGACCCGATGCCACTCGGCACCCTGTACCACGACGACACGATAAACCTGTACTTCGGCGTGAATACCACGTACATCCACGGCGGGCGTAAGAGTGCAGAACTGACTGGCGTGTTCAAACGTAGCCCAGCTAAAGGCGGCGCTGAGGTCATTCTGGAGGAGCTTAAGCGCCAAGGCTACCGCTGGGTTGACCTGTTTGCCTTCGAGCCTGCGGCTAAGGCGTGGTGGCTGGCGGGCTTTAACATTCAAGAGCGTGTGCCATTTGTACCGACCCTCGCGCCGGCTACGTGGTTGGACTCCTACGGCACGCCTGCCGTATATCACATGAGGAAGGTACTGTAATGATCGATAAATCCGACATGGGCAAGTACACATTCACGGTGGACTCCGCAGTGGTGTCTATCGAGGTGTGCAGCGTGCTTGGTGCAGAGTGCAGAGCCGAAGATTTGGCCAAGGAGCATCCCGGCAAGATGGTGCGGTGGCTCAAGGCATGCGGCTGGAGGCAGTACAAAAAGATTGAGAAGTACAACATGGAGGGCAGCAATGTCTGACGCACAATTGATGAAGGGCCACACTTGGAAGGCACGCCGATCCAAGATGACGTATCCCGCGTGGGTGGAAATCAAGCACGACGAGATTCGCTGTCATGTTCAGATCACGCTGGGCGACGAGCCAAGCGTGTCGTACCTGAGCTATGCAGGCAAGCCACTGTTCAACCTCGGCCTATTCGACCAGTGCTGGATCGAGTTGGCCCGTACTACGGGGCATCTGGAGTTCGATACAGGCTTCGAGGCGAACGGTACGTACAACGACTCGTACCGCTGGGTGCGCAGCAAGAACGGCCTGCCTGACGACTTGCTCAAGGCCCCTGCGCACTTCCTACTATTCGACATCCCGAATAGCAGCCAGCCGTTTGAGCAGCGCATGACAATCCGCCACAGCTTAGCATGCTGCGCAGCGAGTACGAATAATCCAACGGCCTTTGATGAGCGCCTGTGGTTGTTCCAGCCTGCCGGTTCGTGGGCGCACGAAGAGGAGAGCGTCGAGAAGATGTTCACCGTGGCGCGTGAGCGCGGCTTCGAGGGCCTGATGGTCAAGAGCCTTGGGCACCTTTACGAACGCGGCAAGCGTACCTCAGGCTGGTTAAAAGTCAAGCCCGAGGATGACGCGGATGGTGTGATCGTAGAACTGATCCGTGCAGTGAGCATCGAAGGTGTACCGCTGAATCGCGTCGGCTCTGTGCGCATTCGTATGGAAGACGGTAGCGAGGCATGCCCGCATGGATTGGAGCACGCCCTCGGTGAGGATATGTGGTACAACCCTGAGAAATACATGGGGCAGTGGGCAGAGTTCCGCTATATGGAGCGTGATCGTCAAGGTGGGTATCGCCACCCCGTGTGGCATCGACTACGGGAGGAGAAGGCATGACTAGCATTACCATCGGAAATAAATCGTTCACCCTGAGGGTAGTTCCAGCGCTTGATCTCAACCCATGTAAGCACTGCTCATTTTCGCACTCCTTAGACTGCCCTGCTCACCACAGTGGGGTGCTTATCTGCTGTGATGTACCGAACGGGTACATTAGCTTGGAGAGCACAGATGCGCCGCCTGCTGACTAAACGCCTTTGGAACGGCTCGCTGCGTGGCTGTTCCGTCGGCATCCTCGTGAACAGACACAGCCTATGGGTGGGCCTGCATTACAGCGGGTACTGCCGCAGGTTCTGTCTGAACATCGTACCATGCGTGACCGTGTGGTTTGCACTTGAAGGAGGTATTGAACCATGACAGCGAAAGACACAAGCATCGCCGCGTACTACAGCCTCGACAGGCTCAAGGGCGCGGCAACAATCGAGGGCCGCGTGCTGGCCACTCTGAACGCATATGGAAAGGCCACTCGCAGCACTGTAGCATTCCACCTTGGCAAGCCGGTTAGCAGTATCACAGCCGCCGTTAAGTCGCTGCTGCAAGCGGGCATCATCGAAGAGGGCGACCGTGTGCCCGACATCATCAGCAAGCGGTTGCAGTACGAACTGCGCATCAAGGAGGTACGGCCATGATCACGATTAACCTAGACGTAGTGCTGTATGTACTCGGCACTTTATTGTTCGGGGCTGTATGCCACGGCATCGGCTACACCCGTGGATACGAAGATGGAAAGTAAGGTGGACCTTGCCCAGATCAAGCACGACATGGAGAACGGCATCATGGTGTGCCGCGAAACATTCCGCAAGGCGATTGATTTAGCGCTAGACTTGGAGGAAACCGTAGTGTCCCTACAAGAGCAGAATGAAGACCTGTGGGTTAGGATTGAGGCGCTAGACGTATGACAGCACGCATCCTATTCATCGACTTGGAGGTTCAAAATAAATCGTACTTCGGTGCGCTTGCGTCCCCACGTCACCCGGAGAACTACGTGGTCGCAGAAGGTCGAGCCATCGACGCGACTCCGTTCGATGGGAAGATCACAGGCACGTACTTCACGAACCAAGCCGATGCAGACAACGCACAGTGGCTTAGCATCCCAGACGATGTGTGGTTGCTCGTGGCGCATAACGCCGCGTTCGAGATGGACTGGTTTTTGGTGAAGCAACGCGACGAGATTCTGAAGTTCTTGAAGCGGGGCGGGCGCATCTTCTGTACAGCGTACGCCGAGTACCTTCTCACGAACCAGCAGGAGACATACCCGAGTCTTGACGAGACCGCGCCTAAGTACGGCGGCACACGTAAGGTGGACGGTGTGAAGCTGCTGTGGGAGCAGGGCTACCTGACCTCGCAGATCGACAAAGACCTGCTGTTTGACCAGTACCTGATTGGCGAGGGCGGCGACATCGATAACACACGTCGCACGTTCTACGGCCAAGTGGCTGCGTTGCAGCAGCGGGGCATGTGGAACATGGCCTTACTCCGCATGGAGGGCCTGATCTACAACTGCTTCGCAATGGACGCTGGCCTGCACGTTAGCCGTGATGTAGCGTTCGCCCAGAAGGAGGAGCAGGAGACCAAGCTAGCAGAGTTAGTCACGAACTTCAAGACGTTCCGCCAGCACATCCCGGATTACGTGGAGTTCAAGGATACCTCTGACTTCCACATGAGTGCGTGGCTATTTGGCGGTCCGGTAAAGTACCGCATCCGCGACACGTGGTTTGAAGAAGATGGCGTCACGCCTAAGTACGAGAAGGTGCCATGCTACAAGTTCGGAGACGCATACGTACCTGTGCAGCAGTTCATGGAGTCCGAGGACAACGCGGCCGCATTCGAGCGCTGTGTAAAGGCGTACGGTGCGTGCGACAAGTACAAGGCGGGCAAGAACAAGGGCCTGCCGAAAGAGCACAGCATCGACAGCGCTGTACCGAAGCAGAAGTGGTACGACCGTCAGATCGAACTCAAGGGCGTGGTGCCGCTGGACAAGCTACCCCAAGACGTGCAGAAGTCCTTCAAGGACGAGTACACTGGCAAGCGTAAGCTGGCGGATGGTAGCCCTGTGTTCAGCACAGGTGCAGACGCCATCGACATGTTATCCAAGCGCCAAGAGTTTGACGAGGCCACGCGGGAACTGTTGAAGTCCCTGCTGTCCTTCGCCAAGATCGATAAGGACTTGGGCACGTACTACCTGCGCGAGCAGTGTGACGAGGAAGGCAACGTAGTCAAGCAGTCCGGTATGTTGCAGTACCTGACTGAGCAGGACATCGTGTACCACGTACTAAACACAACCAGTACCGTGACCACGCGCCTGTCGAGTAACCGTCCGAACATGCAAAACATCCCACGTGGGGATACCTCCGACGTGAAGAAGATGTTCACCTCGCGCTTCGACAATCCCGTGTGGCTGGCTTATGCCTTCGCTATGAAGCTCATCCCTCAGGAAGTGTATGATGAGTGCATGACATTGATTAAGGCTGAGCAGCCTGCGGGTGCCATCATCGAGGCCGACTACTCCGCGCTGGAAGTCGTGACGCTGGCAGCATTCAGCAAGGACAAGAACCTTGTGAAGGCGCTGCTGGAGAACATCGACATGCACTGCATGCGTCTCTCGCAGCAACTTGAAGAACCGTATGAGTCGGTACTGTTGAAGTGCAAGGACGATAATCATCCAGAGCACAAGCGGTACAAGACTATGCGTACTGACATCAAGCCGAAGGCGTTTGCGTATCAGTACGGTGCAACTGCGATGGGCATTGCGTTCGCTACAGGCTGTACCGTGGAAGATGCGCAAGCATTCATTGACGCAGAGAAGAAGCTGTTCCCAGAGGTTGAGGCGTACTACGAGAACGTCGTGTTTGAGCAGGTGGAGAAGTCCAAGACGATTCACAGAGAGCAGACGGATGATGGTAAGTTCCGTGTGTACGGTCGCGGCGTGTTCAAAGCACCGGGTGGCACGTGCTACGAGTTCAGGCAGTACCCGAAGACAAAGTGGGTCGACGGTCAGAAGATCGAACTCATGGAGTTCAAGCCCACGCAGATGCGTAACTACCCAATCCAAGGGGAGTCCGGCTTCTTCGTGCAGGGTATAGCAGGACAGGTTGTGCGCTGGTTGCTAAGCCGGGACTTCTTCGGGGGCCGCGTGTTCATCATCAACCAAGTCCATGACGCTTTGTACCTTGATTGCTGCCGTAGTGTGCTAGCAGAGGTTGCTGTAGCTGTGAAGCACATTATGGAGTCGCTGCCACAGTTCTTTAAAGCCTACGGGTACGACCTAGGCGTTCCTTTCCCTGCCGAAGTAGAGGCAGGCCCATCCATGTACGAGAAGAGTAAACTCTAATGACACCCCACATCCTGTACTACATCGCAGCCGCATGGTCGGCTTACAACACAGTGGCATGCATTGCAGTTCGTGCCCCAATCTGCTCCGCCGCAAACGCGGCAATCACTGGATTGCTGCTGTACACCGCCTATACACTCTAAGGAGAACCAATGTCTGAAATTCTGAATAACCTGCTGGCCCAAGCTAACGAATACGCGGAGACCTCTGGCTTCGACATGAACGAGGCCACGGCTGGTGGTGGCGGTTCCCGCCTGCTGCCTGCTGGCTACGCATTCGCACAGCTTGTAGGGTACTGGGAACTCGGCAACCACGAGCAGACCTTCAACGGTAAGTCCAAAGGGCCTAAGCCAATGGCGCAACTGGAGTTCGCCCTGACTGGCGCCGCCGCCGATCCCGAAGACCCAACCAAGACCATCCCGTACAACAACGACGACGGCACGCCGTACATCATGCGTCCGTGGGACTTCGCCATCGACCGTAACGAGAAGGCCCGAGCGTACAACCTGTTCGCCACGCTGAACTGGCGCAAGACTGCGAAGAACTTCGCGCAACTGCTGGGCCAGAAATGGCTGGTCAAGATCGTGC